CACTAAATGCATGGCATCATTTAGTCTGCTTGTGGGACGGAACAACTAGTACTAATGGTGCTAAAATGTATCTAGATGGTTCTTTATTTGTGCAAGGAACTGCGACTGGTACAAGTTTTGCAACAGCACATAACATCTTTGCTGGTGGTAATAGAACAGGATTCTTTTTAGATGGACGCATATCTACAATTAAAATGTATGATAAGGTATTAAGCGCAGCAGAAGTATTACAAAACTATAACGCAACAAAAGATAGATACGGATTATGAGAACCTATGTAATAGTAAATACAACAGACTTAACATTACTTGATTATAATGAATTACTTACAACAAGCATTGAAACTACAATACGTAATGTTGAAGGAGATAAAGCAATTGTGAAATATGAAGGAGATATGCCAAACACAATTAATACTCTGAATGATAAGACTTTACACAACCATAATGAAATACTCGTTATCGTGAAAAGCGATGAATGGAAATCTGATCCTGAAGTTGAATAATATAATAGATTAATATTTCTTTCTATTTATAACTGGTTCTGTATTTAATGGAGTGACTTCTTATACTGAAGCAGAAGCTATAGCAGCTGGGTTTGATGTTGGAGATGAAGAAAGTGAAGATTTAGCAAGGTAATTTTCTTTTATTTTTTTTTAATTTTTCTTATTTCTTTATATATTTATCACTGAATAAAAAGTTATTTTTTTAAATTGCAATCTATGTCTGAAACTAAGTATGACTTTCCTACTGAAACAGTAGAATTACCCTCTAAAGGTTTAGTTTATCCTAAAGATAATCCTCTTTCATCTGGTGAAATAGAGATGAAATACATGACTGCTAAAGAAGAAGATATTTTATCTAATCAAAATTACATTGAAAAAGGTACTGTAATAGATAAATTATTGGAATCTCTTATAGTAAGTAAAATAGATTATAGAGATCTAATTACCGGGGATAAAAATGCTTTAGTGATCGCTGCTAGAATTTTAGGATATGGAAAAGAATATAAGTTTGAAATATCAGGTGAAACCTTTACAGCGGATTTAAGTAAACTAGAAAATAAAAAAATTGATACTTCTTTATTTGAGAAAGGTGTAAATGAATTTGCATATACCCTACCTAATTCAGGTGTACCTGTTACTTTTAAATTATTATCTCATAGAGATGACATGGCCATAAATAATGAATTACGAGGGTTAAAAAAGATTAAGAAAAACGAATCACCTGATATCTCTACTAGAACTAAATATATGTTAACCTCTGTAAATGGTGAAACTGATAGAGCAACAGTTAGAAAGTTTGTAGATAATCATCTTTTGGCTATGGACGCTCGAGAGCTAAGAAATTATATTAAAACAATTCAACCTGATATTGATTTAGTAACCACGGTAACTGATGAAGAAGGTGCGCAAATGGAAACAGAAATTCCCTTCACATTAAATTTTTTTTGGCCAGACGCAAAATTATAGATCTCTTTTATTCACTCAGATCCATTCTATCGTCTTTCATGGAAATGGTGGCTTTGATTACCACACGGTATACAATATGCCCATATGGTTAAGAAAATTTACGTATAACCAATTACAAGCTCATTACGATAAACAAAATGAGGATATAAAAAGAGCCCAATCTAAAGGTAAAAATAAGGATACCACTAATATAGATATGGCTAATACAAATAAGGTTAACGTTCCTGATTTTGTTAAAAAAAGGCCTACTTACTCTTCTACAATAAAAAGGCCTAATCAATAATATTTATAATAAAAGGTAATGGCTAGGAAAATCCAACAACAGCTGGAAGCAGAAAATGCAGAAAGAAGGAAAGGCTTAGAACTTATAAAATTATTTAATAAGGCACAGGGTGATCTTTTAAGTGTTGGAGAAAAAATAGTAGCTAACCAAGAACAAACTAGAAAGCTTACTGAAAAGCAACTACAGAAAGAAAGAGATTTAGCTAAAGCGGCTTTAGCAAATGTAGAGGCTAGGGCTCGGCAATTAGCTGATTCAAAGAAATTAAGGGGTTTAACCGAACAAGAATTAAGGGATAGAAAAGACTTAACGGATGAAGAGAAGTCTATTGAATTAGCAAGAAGAAATAATTTTAAAACTGAAAGAGAACTAGTTGCCGAAGTTCGTAAAGAACTACAAATAAGAAAAACTGTTAATAAGCAGTTAGGAGTTACAGGTAAAGTAGTAAAAGGTTTTAAAAAATTAGGATTTGATTTTTCCGAAGCTCTTGAAGCTGCAGCAGAGGAATCCGAAAGAATACAAAGGGAAGGTACAAAAACTGAAAAAGCTCTTTCACAACAAATAGTTAATGCAAAATTATTAGCTGGTGGGCTTAATACGGCATTAGATACTTTTTTAGATTTTGCATCAATAGGTAAAGTATTAACCGATAACTTTTTTGCTTATAATGAAGCACTAAGAGAAACAAGACAATTAACAGGACAGTCAGCTACAAATTTTTCCAGTTTCGATGATTCATTAATAACCTCAGTAGATCAAATTGAAACTATTACTGCTCTATCTAAAGAATTAGGGATAAATGTAAATTCCGCTTTTTCTCAAGAAACTATAAAGCAAGCTACTGAATTAAGTAAATTACTAGGAATAAGTGCTGAAACTACTTCAAAATTAGCCATCCAAGCTGAAGCATTTGGGTTTGCAATAGACGATGTGGAAAACCAAGCTTTTAAAACCGTAAAGTCCTTAGGTGCTCAAGGAAAAGCAGCTTTAAATGTTCAACAAGTGTTAGATGACACAGGAAAAGTATCAGGAAGATTGCAGGTTTCATTGGGTAAAAATCCAAAAGCTTTAGTAAATGCAGCGGCTGCAGCTAGAAAATTAGGAATTTCATTATCCGAAATAGAAGATGTTGCAGATGGGTTATTAGATTTTGAATCTTCTATTAGAGCAGAATTAGAGGCGGAGTTACTTACGGGACAACAAATAAATTTAGATAGAGCAAGAGGATTAGCTCTTATGAATGACATGGAAGGGCTATCAAATGAAATAGCCAATAATCAGGATATCCTTAATGCTTTCCAAAGTGATAATAGGTTAGCTCAACAAGCAATAGAAAAATCATTAGGCCTTTCATCTGATCAAATTGCTAAAATAATTTTTCAACAAAAAATTAATGAAGGATTAACTGCAGAACAAGCAGGTGAATTAGCTGGTATTAATGAAGAAGAAGCAAAAAGATTAGGTTTACAACAACAACTTGATCAATCCATAGCAAAAATTGCACAATCCTTAGCACCTGTAGCTGAATTTTTTGCTTCAATGGTCTCTAACTCATTTGCATTATATGGTACATTAGGTTTAATAGCAGGTATAAAAATGATAGGTCTAATTACTCAAATTGCTACTCTTGCTGCTATGCAAGAAAAAGCTGCATTAGCAGGGGTTGCTGCTAAAGTAGCTGCTAATCCTTTAATGGCTATAGCTACAGTAGCAGGTATAGGCTTAGCTATTGCTGGGGTAAAAGCTCTTATGGCTAAGCAGATAGATGATGGTATGATAGATGGTAGGGGTGGATTAGTTGTAAGTGGACCTAAGGGTTCATTTGCTTTAAATTCTGAAGATACAATAGTAGCTAATAAAAATGGGGTTATTGCTGGTACTAATTTAGGGGGAAATTCTAATGGAGGAGGTTCCTCTAATGCTGTTTTAATTAGTAGGGTAGATAAACTAATAGCAGCCACCGAAAGAGGAAGCCAAATTAATATGGATGGTAATTTAGTAGGTAAATCTGTTGCTAATAATACCTCAAGAATAGGATTATAATAGTTTTTAACTATACAATATTTATAATAAACCACAATTATGCCTGACATATTATCAAAATTTAATACTCAAGGATCCATTTTTTCGGATTTAAATGGAGGACCAGGATTTATGAATCAACCTAATCTTCCCCCTCCCGAAGAGGCTGGAACTGAGTTTATTAATGTAGATGGAGAAGTTTTATCTCCTATTAGTTTAGACCAATCCCCTTTATCCAATGTAAGGGGTAATGAAGGTAATCCAGTTCTTAATGATTTATTAACATTTTCTGCATTACATAATGAGTATTCTCTAAATGGAGAACCAGAAATACCTGGTAAACCTAATCCTTCTACTTTAGATTTAAATGGAAGTACTCCTCCTAGATATCAAGATAATGCTCCTCCGGGTGCACAAGGAAATTTTTCTAGTACAATAACTGCATAAATTAAGTAGATTAAATGCCGTTAATTAATCTAACAACTAATTTAAAATCTCTTCCTTACGGTTCAGATAGACGGGGAGGTGGTAACAGTGGTCAACCTTTTGTTCAAACCCCTATACCACCTCAGGACCAGCAATCAACTGAAACCCTTCCTAATGTTCCTTTAGCAGCAGTTCCTACAGAAGTAGCTAATGCTATAGGAATAGGAAATCCATTTACTACTAATGTCTCTTTAGGTGCTGGAGATGGTATAATTAGAGGTGGTATTACAACGGCAGCAAGTAGGGCTTATATAGATGCTGGTAGAATTAGTAGATTTTTAAGTTCTACCGAAGGAGGTCTTTTTTTAGATAAACAAAAATTATTATCTAATGTAGGCCCATTAACACAAGGTGGTGGTAAATTCAATAATGATTTAGAAACTAAAAGACTTACTATAGAAGGCCAAACAGCAGGAAATGCTTTTGGTTTACACCTACTTAAACAAACAGAAACCCAAGAATTTAATTTTGTTAATCCTGCACAGAGTGTTGAAGAAATTTTAGAAAATGGTCTAAATTTTATGGCAGGAACTAAAGGAGAACCTACACCTGGTAGATATTTAGATAATGTAGATCCTTTTGGAAGGAGGGCAAATACTTTATCCCTTAATGATAATAGATTAGTAGCTCTATCCCGATTATTTAACCAGTTTTATCTATCTGATGATGAAAAATTAACTGGTACCCAACGTATAGGAAATAATGGGTTAATAACACTTAACGAAGGTGGTGCCATGATATCATACCCAGCAGGTCCAGGTACCGAAGGGTTAGGAGCCGGAACAACAAATATAAGGTTTTCTGATCAAAGAACGGGTGAAAATAATGCTACTCTATTAAATTCTGGATTTTATGGAGAAGGTTTTGGTGGTACCTTACAGGGAGATACTTTTAATTTAATTAGACTAGCTAGACAGGGAGCTAGTGTTATTCAAGGGGGTTTAACTAGATTAGGGCGAAGAAGGGGATTTGTAGGGTTTTTAGGTAATGCATTAGCTGCTACTGTACCTTCATTATATGATAAGGGAGTAGAAAAATTAGATCGTTTTATACGTAGTAACCTTGCTAATGCTTTAGGTTTAGAAAATTTAACACCCCAATCTAATTATTCAGTATTTACACGTCCCACTCCTACTTTTAATTATACTAATTATCTAGGAGTATCTAATATATTTGGTGCCATTGAATCAGATCCATTATTTTTTAATAATGAAAAAAACCACATAGAACAGGATGGTAATAGAACTAGGACTTTTGATTTTAACGTTTATGCAAATCAAGGTATAGGGGACATAAGCAAGATGAATCCCGAGTTACAAAATAAAAATAACGGAGCATCCTGGACACAGAAAAATATTTTAGAGGCACCCGGATTTATTACTGTTGGTACAGTAGGTGAGGACTTTAGAAAAACTATACTTGAAGAAAGAGGTGATTTTGAACCATTTAGAAGAACTACAATTTCTGCAGCTCCATCATATGTAAGTAATAAAGCATTTGAAACTAGAGTAAACGCAGGTGACCCTGGAAAAGTACCATTAACTCCACAATTTAAAGGAGTATTTGATTATTCGGTAGATTCTACTAAATTAGAAGCTCTTAATAAAATTACAGCTTTTGAACCTAAAAATACTTCAGGAAAAAGACCTAGTAGGGACACTAACCCAGTTAACGATTTTATACAATTTAACTTTGCAGTAATTAATACTAGTACTAGTAATACTACATATGTACATTTCCCAGCATTTATAAATGCCTTTAGTGATAATTATTCGGCTGATTGGTCATCCGTAAGATATGTAGGTAGGGGAGATAGTTTTTATAATTATGAAGGATTTGAAAGAAGTATAAATATAGGATTTACAGTAGCTGCACAATCAAAAGCAGAATTAAACCCCATGTATAGGAAATTAAATTATTTAGCCTCTACTTTAGCTCCTAGTTACCAATCATCTGGATTTATGAGAGGTAATCTTATAAAAATGACTATGGGATGGTACTTATATGATGTACCTGGATTTTTCCAAAGCTTTAATATAACTGTTCCTGAAGATTCTCCTTATGAAATTAATGTATCTGGGGGCACATTTAACGAATCCTCTCAAAAATATAATGATGATGATTCTGTGGGGGAATTACCTTTAGTTATAAATGTAGATGCTACCTTTATACCTATACATAATTTCCTAGTATCTAAAGTAGCTAATTCAGAAGGCAAATACCCAAGTTCAGGTGCAGGTAGTAATAATTCTAAATTTATATCTCTAACAGATGGTGCCACGGATTTATACAATAAACGAAGTACATTTGATGCCAATGATCCTATAGCTTTACCTGTTGGAATAGACGCAGACCGAGATGGTATACCTGATTTTGTAGATGTAGATACAACTAATCCTCCTCCTTCTTTGGGGGGGTCAACGTTTATAGGACCATTACTACCTGAATAAAAATAAAATAATATGTCACGTTATAAAAGAATAGGCTTAGCTAGAAATGAAAACCAAGATGTTGCCAATGTTGGGGCACAATATTACATTTCAAGTTATTACCCTTCTATACCTTTAAGTTCTAATGATATATATGCTATTACAGAGTTTGGAGATAGATTGGATGTTCTTGCTAATAGATTTTATGGAGATACAAATTTATATTGGATTATAGCAGCTGCTAACCCCGATTTAGTACCCGCAGACTCAGTATCTTTAAAAGGGGGGATACAATTAAGAATACCTACTGATGTTAATACTATAGTATCTAACTATAATATTGCAAATGGTATTGGTACTTCTATTACTTCATCTCCATCTTCTAATGGAGGTGGAATACCTGTGGGTGGTTCTGGAGTCTCTTCAGTTTCTAGTGGAGGAGGTGGAGGAGGTTATTAAATTATAAGTTATGTCAAATATATTAGGAGAAGTTTTTAAGGATTATGTAAGACAGCAAATAATTAACAGGCAGTCATTATTAGGCCAACGGTCATATAGTAACAATGATTTACAAGTAATAAACACAAAAGCTCCCTTCTTAAGACTTATATCATCCGTTGATGTAGGTGAACATTTTCTTACTACTACTACTGTTACTGAACCCCCTCCTGCTGCTACAGGATTTACTATTAACGAACCTATTCAGCCTGGATTAGGATCTACGGGTATGAATCCTGTTCCAAGTGGTCCTGATGCAGATGGTGATGGTACTGTTAATACAGAGGAACAAATATTGTATGATGCTGCTGTTGAAGATTATGAAAGTGGAACCCTAATTGGTGTAGGGGGTATTGATATAGCGGGTGGAGTAGGAGTAGTAGGTAGCGATTTGACAATAGGTGATGATATTCTTGAGTCTGCTTTTCCAACAATAAACCCAGAGCCAGTTGATATAACTGTTACAAGCGAAGAGGATGGTGTTGTAACTACTACAACAATGACTACTGAGGAGGAGCGTACTGAAGGTCCTTTTCCTGACTTAACTACAAATATAACTACTACAACTGCTAATACTGAAACTGGGGCTGTTACCATACAGACTATTGAGGCGTATACAGGTGCCATTACGAAAACAGAGACAACTCCCACAAAAGAAGGAACAGTATTAAAAAGATTATTAGACTTAGGGATATCTGAAGATTTTATAAAAGGAGATTCATTAGCTAAAAATCTTATATTACATGGGGGTACATCTAATCAATCAGGTATTAGAAGTGGCCTTAATTCTACTAATGGTGCTTATGGGTGGGGGGGTATAGATGAACGTGGATATGTCCCTATGCCTGGTATTACAGATGCATCCGTTAAATTTTATAATAATGGTGCTTTATCTGAAGCTACAATTAACATAAAATGTTTTAGTAGAAATCAATTTGCTCTAATCGATGCCCTATATTTAAGACCTGGTTACACCTTATTATTAGAATTTGGTCATTCAGTATACATAAATAATTCGGGGAATAAAGAGGAAATGGATGATTTTTTAAGCCCTGCAGCTGATGCATTATTAGCGGGCAATAAAACTCAATTTCAAATATATGATTTAATAGAGGATGAAAGAGAAACCCGTGATGGCAATTATGATGCCGTATATGGAAAAATAACTAAATTTAACTGGTCATTTAATAAGGATGGATCCTATGACTGTACAGTAAATCTAATAGGTTTAGGTAGTATAATAGAATCCTTAAAGTTAAATTCGGGTCCATTACTTTCTACAAATAGTAGTCTTGATAAACTATACAAATTTTACCAACAAACAAACCAAGTTGCAGTTGCTGTAAATGAAGCAGCAGGTGAAACTGAAACAGATGGGGTGCAAGCAGAGGCTAATGTATTGGGAGTTAAATCACCAACATTACTGCATTTTTATATGTTTTTAATTCAATCAAGTGCACCTGAAACTATATCGGCTTCCCCGTCTCAAGTAGCAGGAGCAGGAGGTACTAATTTAAGTGTAAAAGAAGGAGGAGCCACCACAGCTGAAAGAACTGCACAAGCCGAAGCAGCAGCTGCTAATATAGGTGATAAATTAGTAGCAGGGCAATTCTCTACACAAGTTAGAGATTTTAAATTATATGATGTTGACCTAGATCAAGATGGTAGATCGGGTACTGCTACTATAAAAGATGCCATATTATATGTTTCGGGTGTAACAGCCCCTGTTGATGAAGGTATTAATGGGGTGCAATCATATATAAAATTTGGTTGTCTTATTTCTATAATAAATCGTAAGATGATGTTTTACGATGGTGAGCGTAATGCAACTCCCTTTACTAAAATAGATATGAATTTTGGTAATGGTAGTCAACCCTTTAATAAAGATAAAAACTACATGCTCAGTGTACCTGGACAGTTATCTGGCAATCCTAAAGTGTGTGTAATCCCATATAGTAACTTACAAAATGTAGATGGTTTCCCAGATTTACATAATACGGAATTAAATAAGGTCGTAAGAGATATGAATACGGGCTTTAAAGTAAGTGGTGAAAAGTATGTAGGGAGAATAGCTAATATATTAGTTAATACTGAACATGTCGGAAGGTGTTTAAATAATTCCGCCAATTCGGATGGAGATATAATGGCACTAGATTTTTTACAAAATCTTTTAGGAGATATTAGTAATGCACTAGGAGGTGTTAATAATTTTAAAGTAGAAATAGATGATGAAGGACTAATAAAAATAGTAGATAGAATTCCTCCACAATATAAATCCTTAGCTCTAGATAATGGTAGTACCGTAACTACTATAAATGCCTTTGGTGTAACTCCTGGGGGGAATGGTTCATTTGTAAGAGATATAAAATTGTCATCGGAATTAAATAATGATTTTGCTACTGCTATAGCCATAGGTTCTCAAGTTAATGGAAACCAACCAGGAGCTAATGCAACTAACTTTGCCCAATATAATAGAGGATTACAAGATAGAATAATTAAAGAAAAATTATCTGCCTATAATAATATATCATCTAGTTCGGGTAAAAACCTTAGGGACGTAAGAAATGATATGATAACATTTTTATATCCTACTTATTCAAAAATGCAGTACAATGCAGAATCTTTATCTGGGTTTGAAAGTAAAAATAAAACTTATGCTCAAATGCTAGTAGGGGAATTAGCTAATACTGGTAATATATCTCCTCCTTTTTTCCTTCCTTTTAATTTAAAACTTACATTAGATGGAATTTCAGGCATTAAATTATTCCAAAAATTTAAAGTATCAGATAATGTTTTACCCCCAACATATACTGCAGAACAAGTAGATTTATTAGTTAAAGAAGTTAACCATAACATATCTGCAGATGGGTGGACTACAGAAATAGGTACATTATCCGCACCCGCAATAGCTGTAGGAGAGAAAGCTGATAATGCTATAAAATCTTTTGTATCCTATAAAAAGGCTTTATTTAGTAAATTATTTGCTATTTCTAATGCATTAGATGATGACAATAGTTTAAATACAGTTAGATCTGTACAAACTGTAGGTGGTAGTGGTACTGCTTATGGAGGTGCTTCTTCATTTTTACCGGCTGCTAATGCTACCGCAGACCTTAAGGTATGGCCATGGCGTGTTAAAGATCCTGAGGGTTATATTGATGCTAACTTCCAAAAAACTGCCCCTGCATGGATGCCTTACCATAAGGAATCGTTAGCAGCTGAAGGATTAAAAGTAGTGATTACAAGTCCAATGCAATCTGCTAGATTTTCCGGAAAGGAAGTCCATACTGGAATGGATGTAGCAGCATCACAATCTGAAACCGTTAATCTTATAGCTCCTATAGGGGGTACAGTTAAAAATAAATTTGAGTCCGCAACAGGGGGTTTTGGGCCTAATTACCCCCAAATTAGACCACCTGGAAAACTTTTAATACAAGATGGTGCTCCCGGAGGAACGATGATGAGTTATCAAGTATGGATGGGACATACGAGTAAATTTATTGGAGAAGATAATAGAACAGTTGTTGCCGGGGATGTTGTAGCATGGCAGGGTAATGAAGGTAAATCAGGTGGTCCCCACTTACATTTAGAGATATATCTCCCAGTTCCTAGTGGATCACCCCTAAGAGAAAAACAACAAAGGTGGGCTGTAGACCCAGCCGCCTGGTTAGATAGAACACCAATCCCTTCTAATGCAGCTCGATTAATAACAGGTACGGGTCCGAATATGAAGGGTTCAAATAGAGCTAAATATGCGTAATGTATTATCCTAAAAATAAAATAAAAACAAATTTATACGCTAAAACTGGAGAATTTTTAGTAGTAGAAACTTTATCACCTTATACTGGTTATTATTGGGCTTCACATACGGGTAAATTTTTTACTGGTAGAACTCCTAATGATAAACCCCAAAGAGAATTAACCCCATTGGGGAATGATACACATACTCCTCAATTTAATCCTCCATTTTTAGGAGTAGAAGCTAAAGAATTTTTAAATGAATTAACTAATGAGCCTTCTTACAACGAAACTACTAGAGTATATTCTATTTTAACTGATCAATTAGTTCAAAATGTTAAAATTCTACCTTTCCATAAATTTGTTACTCCAAGTGAAAAAGATTATCAATTGGGGGGTTTTATGAGATACTTTACAGTAAGGGTAAACGAAGCTGTATATGTAGAAACTGATAAAAAACATTATGATGCAATAGTACAACAAGATCCCAAATATGCCCTAGAATTATTAATACCTTTTAAAATATTTTGGACCTTAATAGGGGAAAGAGATCAAGTATTTAGAGCAAATAAAAACATAACGGAATTAACAGCTAAAAGGTTGAAAAAAAATGGATTAACTGAATTTTTAAAGGGTAATTATTTACAATTTTATAGAGAAAATGGTTCTAGTACATCTCCTCAATCATCCACTCCTACTAGAACACAACCTATTTCAGATCTTAATTTACCGGCAGATGGTCAACCATCACCCCAACGAACTCTTTATACCCCTCCCCCTTCATCAGGAGGAGGATCTGTAGGAGGAGGTGGATACTAACAAATTAGTTTGTATATTCACTAAATGTTCTGGTTAATAGAAACTAAAGATCAATTAGATAAATTTATTACTAGGAATGCTACTAAAGCATTCATTGAGGTAATTCCTTTTAACTATAATATTCACCCTGCGGATAATAATCCTATTTCTTTAATTTATGTTAAACCTTTAGGATATAGTGGCTATATAGTGGCTATTAACCATTCAGAAACTCTTAATCTATTAGGTATTAGTTGGTTAGATAGATTTGATACTATATATGTTAGGGACAAAAAAGAGATTTTACATTATATATACCATCCTAATATTATTGATTTAACTTTAAATAGGGCTAATTACCAAAAACCACTTACAAAAACCCATAATCATTTTTACTCCAAATATCCATTTAAAAAGGATTTAAATGTTTTAATTCCTGTTACTAAACACTTTGAGTATTGTGAAAATTTATATGATGATTTAAAATTTTATATTGATGAACCTATCAACGACTTTTACAACAGAAAATCTACAGTGGCATTCTACGCCCTCGAGTCCAATGGAATTAGAATATGTAAAGACAAATTTGAAGAAAAATTCCACAGCGTACACAATGACATTATATATACTCAGTATAACTTCAAAACTACAACTACTAGACCTTCAAATAAATTTAGAGGAGTAAATTACTCTGCTTTATCTAAAAAAGATGATTCTAGAGAAGCATTTATACCATCTAATGATGTATTTGTAGAAATGGACATTTCAGCATATCATCCCTCTTTATTAGCTAAACTTATAGATTACAAATTTAATGAAGAGGATATACATGAAGCATTTGCTAAAATGTATGGAGTAGAATATAAAGAAGCCAAACAACTTACCTTTAAAATGTTGTATAGTGGTAATTTTGGTGAATACTCAGAGTTAGAGTTTTTTAAAAAAGCTAAACAATTTACTAATATAATTTGGGGGGAATTTAATAATAAAGGGTTTATTGAATGTCCTGTGTCCAAATATAAATTTGAAAAAAATAAATTAGAAGATATTAATCCACCAAAGTTACTAAATTATTTGTTACAGAATTTGGAGACCTCAAATAATGTTCTTATATTATGGAGAATATTTAAGATACTAAAAAATAAGCAAACTAAACTAGTATTATATAATTATGATTCATTTTTATTTGATTTTCATAAATCAGAAAAGCATTTAATAGATGAATTAAAAATGATATTTGAAGAATTTGGGTTGCGAATAAAAATAAGTTATGGAACAAACTACTCTTCTTTACAATCCCTCTAATATTTATAATAGAACTTCATTAGATAGTTTTGATATAAATTTAGAAGGTTTGGCTGGGAATAAATTATTTTGTACGTTTTCTACAATTGAGGA